CTTGCGGGCGCTCCATTGACCCGGCCTACCACCCTTGGAACCAGCCAGAATACGGCGATAGATGTTCTTACGCAGGCCGGGGCGTGTGTACACCCCGGCGCTGTTCACCGTAGACTTCTGGGGCATTACAGCGGCGTCAGGCCAGCGTTCTGGGCCAGCACCTTGTAGAACGCCGCATCGCTGGTCCACGTAGCCGTCTGGGTGGCGGTGGCATTGACGAGCTGGGAGGCGACTTCAGCACCGGCAGCGTCAAGGAGCTGGCAGTCGGCAACGGCGGGACCGTTCTGATATTTGATATACCGAGGAAAAAACTTAACGGCAGTCTTGGTGCCGGTAGCAGTCCACACGCTCACGGGTTGAATGGCGATTTCGTTATTCATAGGTCAAAGGTTAGGTTAGATAGCAGGAGGGAAGCGGGAAGTTGAGGCGATTGCCTTTGCGGATATTCCAGTACTTCGGCAAAAGCTGAAGGTTCTCGGCGCAATGACTTCCGCCCTTTGAAAGCGGATGGATGTGGTCTACCTCAAACGCGATGCCAAGACATTTACCGACTCGATCCGCCATCTCGTAAAATCCGGCAACAAATCGCAGCGAGATCGTCGCGGCGCGCTTCAAGGAAATGCGCTTCATTGCAGCAGCTCGCACACGGTCTGGATGCATCTTGGCGTAGCGGCGACTCCTCTCCTTCAGATACTCCTTGTGCTTAATTCGCCAAGCTAGCGCCGAAGCCTTATCCTTTTCCAAGTTTGCTGATCTCCATTTACGGGTGATCTGGCGCACCTTGTCCTTGTTAGACCTCTGCCAAGCTAACCCGTTTTTGAGATGCTGCTCCTTGTGCTCGGAATACCACTCCGCGCCCTTGGCCTGCTCATAGGCGCGATAGTGGTCCAACTGCTCCTTGGTCACCCATCGCTCGCTTTTCGCGGCATCGCTGCGGTAGCTCCAGAAGTACTTGCCCGATTCCTCATTGAACTCACCGCGTCGCCAACGCCGCGCCGCTGAGACCTTCTGGTCCCAGACGGAAACGGGGGAGATGGCGATGATGTTATTCATAGGGAAAGATTAGAGAGCCTGCGCGGGAATCTTGTAGGAGGTGCCGCTGGAGTCCTTGATGACGATGTAGCCGGTGGCAGTAGGCGCTCCGGCGGTGTAGGCGTTGCCAAGCTTTAGAGCGGTGCCACTAGCAATGGTCACGTTGCTGGCATCGACGGTAAATCGGGAAGTGTTTGAGATGTAAAAGTTCATCGCAGTTGAACTTCCGTTGATGAAGTTGTTGTTTGCCGAAGCTCCTAGGAAAACTACACCCGTGCCAGAAGCACCGCCAAATCCCTTGATTTCAACGTAACCAGCCGTTGCAACCAAATCGTTGCCTGTAATCGTCTGCGACGCCGTGATGGCATTGGTGGTGTTGATGACGCCACCAGCATAAATCGCCCCCGCCACCCCCACGCCCCCGCTCACCACCAGCGCACCGGAGGAGGTGGTGGTGGAGGCGGTGGTGCCGTTGACGGTTAGAACGCTGCTAGGGTTGCCAACCTTAACATTACCTCCGCCGCCATTGATCTGAAGCTCAGACCAAGCGGAAGTCGTGAAATTGTATGAGCCAACACGGCTGACGCTGTTTCCGGTATCGACATCAATGAATGCCGTAAGCCCAGTTGATCCCGGAGAACCAATGTTTCCAGTAGCCAGAATGGCTTTGGAACCAACCACATTTCCGGCTACCGTAGAGTTACTGCTTCCGCTCACCGTCAGCGTCCCGCCCACCGTGGCGTTGCCGCCAAACGTCGGGCTGTAGGCAGACAGCTTCCGCGTGCCGTTCGTCGCTCCGTCAATCGGCACAAAGTCGTCCGAAACGGAACTGGTCGCCGTACTCAGGGCATTGATGCGTGTGTCAGCCATAACAGATTAGGGTCCAGGATACGGCGCAACCCACTTGAGGCTATCGCCAGTTGAGGTAAGGATCTTGTCGGTCGTGCCACCAATCAGTAGCACTCCGGTATTGAGGAAGAGCGGATAGTCCGTGCCGTAGTTGTCGGCCTCGCCAATGCGTTGGCCGAGGACGTTCAGAGCACTGCCGAACTCAGAGGCAAGTACGTTCACAACTGGCACTCGCTAGCGTGGATGACCGCATCGGTGCCAGCCTGACGGATGAACTTAGCAGCCTGCGCCATTGCCGTGCTCCAGGTGTACGCTCGGCCCTGATAAAGACGGTGGCCGTTGCTGGAGGTGGGCGTACTGCCGTCAATCGTACACATCACATCGGCGTCTTGAATGTCGAACATCACCATATTGGTGGTATCGCCAAAGGCCGATAGCTGAACCGCCGAGCTGCTGACCGTAAGCCGTTGGTCAGCCACCGAGCTGCCACGATAGATGGCCGGCTTCGGGAAGATGTTATTGAGGTTGAACGAGGCCATAAGGTGGGTGGGTTACCAGCTCCGATTCTGAGACGTAGTGTGAGTAAAGACCTGCATCTGGAAGTTGTCAGGCATCTGCCGCTCAATGCGATCCCATTCGTTCAACTTCTTCAGTTCCGCCGTCTGGTAGGCTTGCGTGGCCTTATCCATCTGACCGTCCTGCACCAGCCAGTCACCAAACGTCTGCCACACCAGCACGCCGCTGAGGTCTTCCGGCAGTTCCTGTAGTTCCCATTTGGCCGGGGTGTCCTCGGGATCCTGGCCTGCCGTGGTCGCGCTTAGGCACTTCCAGTAATCTGACGTACCCGTCAGCGCCCCCGTCGTCCGCGTGTAGTAAATGTACTGGTCGGCCACGTAAGTAGCCGTGGCGCTAAACGTATCGCCGGAGTAATTCAGAGGGGCACGGCGGTAGAAAAGGTAGACCGGATTGGCAGGGTTGGTATTGTACGAGACGTACCCATTCGTCCCCATAAATCCACCAGCCGTGGAAATCATCTGGAACCCCGTGTCCGTAACGACATATCCCTGCGGGCGGGGGTAGGTCACCATCGCTGGGTTATCCACCCAAGCTTGGAACAGAACGTCGATCACCTTTTCGCCAGTCTGTTCGTAGGGAACAATAAACTGGTTAGGCGAGACATTGGTCTGCTGCACCATCAGGGCACCCCAAGCGTACACGCCCTTGGTGATGTCACCCGCGTAGGAGATCGTGCTACCGTCCGTCGAGACGTTGAGGCTATACGTCTGCGAGGTGCAGGCCGCTCCCGTCGTGTACGTGATCGTGCAGAGGAAGAACCCGTTGGGACACTGCTGAATGTTAGCCGAGGTAACGTTGGCCTGCGTGCCAATCGTACCAGCCTGCACGTTAAAGAACGTACTGAAGGTGGTCGTTCCGTCGTTGACCGCCAGCCGGATGTAGTTCCGGCCATTCGGGCGAGCGTATACGCTTACCTGATAGTCCGTCGATGGGAACCCAGTAATTGTCTGGGCCACCTTGTGTTCGCCCGTTGCAGCCGTTTCTAGGACTTTTGACGCCGTGGTGCGGTTGTCGGCCGGGTTGTTGATCGCATTGGCCGTAATCGAAGCGTTGGTGGCCGTCCAGTAGCTGGATTGCGCCAGGTCATTCGGGTACGTCAGGACGTTGCCGGCAAACCGAGCCTCACCCCAAATCGACAGATCTGGCCAGTTACCCGCACCCCAGATCTGGCGGACGTTGGCGTTGAAGAGGACGTTGATGCTATCCGCCAGCTCGGTGGACAGGCGGCTGGTCGGTACGCCGATCAGGCCGCAAATCTGTGCCAGTGCCTTGCTGTACGGGGTCGTCCTCAAGTGTCCTTGTTGGCGTACCAGCCACCAGTGATGCCGCGCCGAGCGGGATTCACCTTGGGGCGGTAGCCCTTAGCGCACATATCGGGGTTGTCCTTCAGATACTCCGGCATCCATTCGTGAACCTGATTGCCGTGCTGCTGCTGAAGGCGGAAGAACAGGCGGGCATCAATCTTGGCCGCCATCTGCCCAAGGCCGTCGATCTTGGTCGAGCCCTGGGCTGCCATAACCTTGGCGTGTTCAACCTGACGCAGACCAGCCTGCACCTTCTCGGCAGGCAGGCCCTCTTCCATTTCGCGCCAGAACTCGCGAACGACGTTCGGGGGGAGAGAGGTGATGATCTGCGGCTCGGACTGAACCATAAAAGAGGGAAGGGGGCAGAGCCCTTACGGGATGCCCCCAGGTAGGATTAACCCAGCTTGTCGATCGTCGTGAGATCGATGATGTTGAGGTAGATGTCCAGCTCACCCGCCGTCAGGGCGGAGGGGCTCCCACCCGTCGCATTCGTGAACACGGCGACCATATTGGCGGCAGCGGTCGCGGTGCGAACCGTAGCGGTCGTCGGGACACCAGCCAACACACCAGCGGTCAGCACCGATTGCGAGGTGATGAAGCTGTTGGTCGTGGTGGTCGTGCCAACAACCACCGTGAACGCCGTCGTGCCCGCAAAGGCAGTCGAGACATTCACCAGCGCATTGTTGACCGCCCACTTGGCCGGAAGCGCGCCCAGCGTCAGGGTCACCGTATCGGTGGACCCAGCGCCCAGCGCCACATCCGCAGCCTTGACCGTGTACTTGTGGGAGAAGCCGCGAGCCTGCTCCTGCAGCGAAAGCTGCGAGGTGCGGGCGCGGGAGATAGTGACAGCAGTATCAGCCATTGTGATTTCCTCCTAGGTTGAGGGTTAGCTGGTGCCGGCAAACTTGCCGAGACCGAGGGGGTTCTTCACCAGGAGGGTGAGGGCCGCGAGGATGAACCCGCGACGACCACCGCCGAGGTCCGGCAGCTCATTCGACTCGATACCCAGCATATAGCCGATACCGACCAGCTCCGGGTCAATGACGTAGCCACGGGCCTTCTGCTGGTTGGTGGTAGTCGAGGGATCAGCGCCGTCCACGATGCCGTTGAACAGGTCGGGAACGACCGTCACGGTGTGGAAGTCACCAACATAGACGGTAACGTCCAGATCGATCTTGTGCGCCGAGGCATCCTGCGTGACCTGATAGGTCTTCGTGGTGCCAGACGCGCCTTCCTGACGCTGGAACTTGCTGATCGCCCGCTTCAGATTGGGGCCAGCGAACAGCGTGTAGGACCGGCGACCACCAACCTGCTGGAAGATGGACTGGAACACATCGTTGAACGCGGACTCACCGAGGGAGCCGGTGGCCGTGGTGTCGATGTTGCCGGAGGGCGTGCGGAACGCGGCAGGAACGTCAGTGCCAGGAGTGGCGCTGATCCACTTGCCGAGAGCGCGCAGCTTGTACGGGGACGGGGGCGCCTCCTGCTGGCGATCATTGTCGGAACCGATGCAAGCCTCGATGGACCGCTTCAGTTCGCGCATCGCCTTCATCTTGGCGTTGGCGACCTCGCTGGCGACACCGGCCACATCCGAAGCCTCCTGCAAGCGGGAGACCATCCACTGCTCGCGGAACTGCTGGACGTAATTGCCGATACGGGCGCGGTTGACGGCCTGATTGGAGAAGGCGAGGACATCCTGACCTTCCAGCACGCCGCCGAAGCTGACGGCCGAAAGGGAGTCAACCTGCCACTCCTGATAGGCGTTGGTCATCCGCTTGGTCTTCGCGAAGGTCGAAACCTTCGGGGTATCCTCGGGGGCGAGGATGGTGAGGAAGTCGGTGAGATCTTCACGATCCCCCGCGACGTTGTAAGTAGTGCTAAGAGCCATAAACTAATGTTTAACGAGTTTGTTTGGCCGCTTCTCGGGCCAGGAGGAATTGGACTGCTTCGTTTGTCGTGACTCCACCCTTCTTGGACAGATGCTGCCGGAGAGCCTCAACCTGCGTGGCCGACTTTGTGGAAGACGGAACGCGGATTTCGGAACTTCCAGAAGTGGCAACGGTTTGACTGCTGGGCGGCTTGCTGGAGGGGATGACGCCAGCCTTGGAAGGCTTGACCTTACCCTTCTCCTTGGCCTGCAACGCTTTGAGCCCCTCAATCTGCACCCCGATGATCCATTCCGCATTGGGAAGGTTCTTCAGCCACGGCATCTGCAGGTAAGCCTGCTGAGCCGCGACGTACTCGGGAGTGGACTTGTCCTTCAAGAAGGGAAACTTCTCGTAGGCAAGTTGTTGAGCCTGATTGCGTTGCTGCAGAAACTGCGTCCTGGCAGGGATATCATCCTCCAACGTCTTTTCAGCGTTGATGATGATGGTGTTCAGCGCCTCCCGATCCAACACCTGACCTTCAAGCTGTATGGGCTCAAAGTTGGTCTTGGCGAGCTGCTGCTGCGCGAACCGCTTGGCTTCCTTAGCCTGTTGGGCTAGGGACTGAAGACCGTTAAAATCCTCAATCTGGGCAAGTGGCACCGTGCCTTGCGGCAGGGGAGCAATCGGCACCGGAGCAGGTTGAGCCTGCTGCTGTTGCTGCGATTGCCGAGCCATCTCCAGCTTGAGTTCATTCAACTGGGCCTCAACGGCCTTGCGCTTCGCGACTTCCTTGCCGATGCGCTTGTTGATATTCTTCTGAATCTCTGGCGAGATCTGAGAAGGAACTGAGTCCTCTTCGGCTTCCGGTTCCGTGGCTTGCGCCTCGGGCTCGGGGGCCTCGGATTCGACAGACTCGGCGGGTGCCGCTTCTGTGGATGCGGGTTCTTCAGCCTTGTCGGGCTGTGCAGTCTGTTCCGCTAGCTTAGCCTGGGCTTGTGCGTTTTCCGCCTGCATATTGAGCAGACGTTGCGCGGCCTGAGCTACGCTCAGATTGCTGTTGGGTGCATCGCTTTTCGTCTCGGGCGCCGGAGGCGCTTCAACTGGCTGCGAAGTGGCTTGGACTGTATCGTTAGACATCGTGGGTTTAAAGCCCCCAAGGGCGGGACAGGGCGGGAGCCCAGTGCCATCAGCCGTGATTATATCACGGACCCATGTCAAGCGGTATTAGTCTATCTACTTAGACCTCATCAGCCGTAGCCTGCTGCACCTGAGTGGCAATATAATCATCAAACAAGTTGATGATAGCCTCATAGGCCCGCAGTTCGCCGATAGCGGCAGCAGTCAACTTTTCGTCGCCCACCGTGACATCGTTCATCAGATCCAGCATCGTGTTGCGCTGGATCTCACGGAGATGCTCAATGAACTCTTGAAATGACTCGGTCGGCGCCAGACGGCTGATGGCGACTTGAAGCAGTTCGACCCGTTCGCGGGCGGTGGTGAGTTGGCGTTTACGCGGAGGCATTACGAGGAGAGGTAGTGGCGGCCATCGGGCCAGGCATCTGGGCGCCTAGGCGGCCGATGGTGGCATTTTGCTGCTGTTGCTGTTGGAACTGGTACTGCTTGGCGCGGGCGTCAATGCGCTCGCGGAACGCTTGGTCCTGACCGTAGCGCTGCTGCACATCAGGCTGCTGTAGGTACTGCTGAATGACCTGCAGACCAAGTTGCGGCGGCGTGCCGATGCGGATGTTCTTCGGGATGCCAGCGAAGATCTGAGCAAGATCCTGCTGCTCGTCGTTGACCACCTGTTGCTGGCCCGCCTTTGCCGGACGAATGATGCGCTCGGCGATGTTGGGATCGATGGACGAGACAAACGCTTGGAAGAGCGCGGACCAATCGCAGACGCCGTCGCGATCAAGGGACTGGGCACCTTGAATGATCGCGGTCCACTTTTCCGCCATCGACTTGAAGTCGGTGCTCTGAACGTCCCACGAGAGGTAGAAATCAAACTCCTCGTTTACGTCACCCTTCTCAAACATCATTGCGTCGGCGTCCTTAACCCCCATCACACGGAAGACGACCTGCTCCTTGCCGTACTGCTTGTAGAGCTTCCAGATCTGGCGGAAGCTCTTGGACAGGCAGGTAAGGAACTTGTTGATCTCCCACTGATTGTAGATCGGGTCAACGGAGGGATCGCCCTTCTGCGCGGCAAAACCGTTGTACTCCTTGAACGACGACTCCAAGAGGGCCTCGGAGTTTTCCGTGTTCATATCCGGCACAGGCCGGTCGGCGTAATGATACTCGTTGGGACGCCGCTCGGAGATCAGCGCACCCGGACCCCAGCGGCCAGGAGGACGACCTTGCGGGTAGCAGATGGGCGGAAGGATCGCCAAGGACGCAGCGTCGATGCGACTGTCCTTGTGCGCCTTGATCTGATCCTGCCACGGCTTACCCGGCTCCGGCACGCCACGGGAATCGTGCAGCTTCCGGCTCAGGTACTCACGGCGATAGAGGACGAACGGATACTCGCCGTGAGCGTAGCCCAGCAAGCCGTGCTTGGCAAAGCCAGGCTGCTTGTCGTCAGGCGGCATCTGCGGGTGAAACACCGTGCAGTAAATGCCGGGAACGCCATCCTCGTCCGATAGACGCTGATAGGCGTACACGATGCCAATCTTGTCTGTGAACCGCTGCTGCGTGTAGACGAACGAACGACTGATCGGCTGCATATACTCGGACGGGCTGATGGTGATCAGTCGTCCGCGCTGCGTCTCAATCGCCTTCTCCACCCAGTCCTTGTCCCAACCGTCGTCGCGCACCAACTGCCGGAGCTGCTCAGCGGTAAAGTACTCGACGCGGTAGATGCCGGGAACCCGCTCCAGATCCAACGAGAAGGACGGGATGAACAGATTTTCATCTAGGTTGAAGGCCCGCAGAACGGGATAAGACCGCTCGGGCCCTTCGACCGGCACACTGGTTTCGCCAGTCTTGCGCAGCTCCTTAAGCATCTTGGTGGCCTTGGATCGGCTGCACCCGTACTGCTCCTCAAAGATAGACTTTAGGTCTTCCTCGGCGGCTTTGTCCTCGATCAGGGCAGTAATGTCGATCTGCGGGAACTGAAGCTGCAGATCCTCCAACCGGACGTTGACCAGCACTTTCTCGCGCCGCTTTTCCCAGAATTGGCCCATAACGGCCAACCCCTTCTCGTTCATATAGTTGGAGGCGATCTCAACCTCACGATGAACCTCGGGAATCTGCGTCTGGATCAGCCAGCGCATAAAGTTGGTCACCAGATTGGACCGATCCATATCATTGGTGCCCACGGGCACCGCAGACAGGTTAGCCCGCTGAAAGGCCATACACTCCATCGCAACCTTCTTGTTGATGATGTTATCAACGAGAAAGACGCGGAGGTCAGACGCGCCATCCCAGGGGGTGGGGCTGGTCTTGCTGCCCTCGCGGGAGTGCTTCTTGCCGTCAGCCGATTGGCCGTTCCAGATGGCGTAGCGGGTCTGGTAGTTCAGCCGACACTGGTCGATGTACGGCTGGTTGTCGCGAACGCAGTCCTCATAAGCCTTGCGGAGGAGGTTAAAATCAGGAGCGTCGTCGCCAGAAGGAGCTAGCTGAAGTCCAGGATCGTTGGGAACAGAAGTCTGGATGGAGTCGATGGAACTCATTGCCTAGGGCGCTATTCGTAAGCTGTTTACAAGGCAAGTTAATAGCTCCAAGTGCGGTTGTCTGTTGTCTCAGCGGTTTGCGGGTCCATAAACTCGCAGTTTGCGACCAGCAAATAGCGCAGGCAGTCCACCGGATCCTTAGTCGCCTCTTCCTTGCCACCCTTGGCGGTGTACTCGCTCATCGAGTAGATCAGGTTCTGGCAGCGATCTGCGATGTACAGCCGGGGGCCGTTCAGCGCAGTGATGGGCTTGCTCTCATCGTAGGACAGGAGACCGTTGATCAGTTGCAGGCCGTTCTCGATCTCCACGCCAGGGGCAGGGATGAACGTCATTCCCACGTCGTCCAGCTCTGAGATGATGGTGGTGGCTCCTTCCGCTGACTGCCTTTCTGCCGCACCGAGACGCGGGTCAATGAGCCTTTCTTGAATCTCTTCACCGTTCTCACATTGCTCGATAAGTTCGACGTAGTCACGGATGCCCTTCTTTGAGCCTTTCTGGGCTGGACCGGCTTTGCCTTCGGGTCCGCTGCCGGGGAGTGCCCAGTCGTCATAGTCGGGCCACTCGCGGTAGACCCACCAGGTGCCTGCGGCGTCAATGGCGACCCAGAGCATAAACCAGTTCTTCGATCCAGCAGGGTCCAGAGCCATATACCGAGTGACCGGATAATTTGGGTCACGGACGAAAGGTAACGTTTCATAGGGGATGACATTAACCTCCTTGTTGAAGCCAGGGAACACGGACGTGATAGCCTTGGTGGGAATACCATAGGCGCGGGCAAGCACCTCATCGCGGGGACGGCCCAGCAGCTTCTTGGTAAAGTCGGAGGTATCGAGGAAGGCGTTGTCCTCCGTCCAGAAGTAGTAAATCGCCGTGTTGGGTCTGGACAGCGATTCCTGCATAATTGGCAGTTCCTTGCCCACTAGCGGGGCAAACCGCTTCTTGATGGTCTTGGTCTTGCCCAAGATGTCCTGCACCAGTGGCGTCCAGCCAGTCAACGTGGTAAACGTCAGCAGGATGCGTCCGTGAAAGTCGCTGGTACGGTACTGGAGCGTCTCCCACATCTTCTGCGGGCATTCCTCGTCGCACCAGATAAGATGCGCCCTATAGCCCTCAGCGATCTGGGCGTCGTTGGCGTAGGCTCGGTAGTTGGAGAACTTGACCGAGCCACCGCGCACAGAGCCGGACAGCGGAGGCAGAATGCAGATGTTGTCGGTAAAGCCGTTCTTCTGGCTGTACTGCACCGAATGGTTGAGGCCCTTCTTGGTGGGAAGGCGCCGGATGCCAATGGGCAGGGCATCGTAGATCATCCGCTGCTGATCCTCGATGCTCCGGTCCTCGTTTACGTGGTAGGTGCGGATTTCCGCCGAGGGAATAGTGCCTGCTGCCCAGACACAGAGACGGCTGGCAAAAATGGACTTTGATGAGCGATTGCCGCCGAGGATTACGTGATTCTGATACTTGCCCCAGTTCGCCATCACTTCCTGCCACATCGGCAGGGTCCAGCCTGCACCCACGGGGTTATCGAGGGCTTCCTTGTTCCGCTGCTCGCGGAAAGCCAAGTACTCAATCAGCTTTTCCTGCGGCCAGGTCGCCAACTCCTCCCGTTCCGGTATCGGCACCCACGGGATGCCAAAAGTGGGCTGAAAATCGTCCGCGAAATGTACGTCACCGAGTGGCATTGCGCTTTTTTAGGTTTAGAGCGTAAGACTGACGAGCGGACAGAAGCTGCTCCCACGGAATCAGGCCCTGGCCGTCCACATTAAGGCCAGCAGGCTCAGCGATGATCGATAAACGGGCATATTCCCGCGCTCCCTCGATGTCGGGCTCAATCAGCCATTCGTCCACGCATCGTTTCGTTACCATAGCCATCTGGTAGGGCTGGCTATAAGGCAGAAAAGCCAAAAACCGAAACGGACGCTAGTATAAGACGCGCTAATATCGCCCAAAATGCCAAACTTTGCGGTTTTCGCATACTTAGGCGGCAGCAATAGTGGCTGTGCCTATGAAACGCATCCTCATTGCCACTCCGCTCAAGGGGGACATCCCCCGCAGCTACTTCCGCACCAGCCTGCAGCTCGCTGCGGCCAAGGTTCCTGACGTTAAATTCGACTGGTGTATGCTGGAAGGGCCTG